CCGGTATCTTCACCAATGAGAATTCGGTTATATCCAGAGTTATCGACACGTCTCGTGGCGGCGATCGTTCCATTAACATCTAGGTCTTTGGTTGGGTGAAGTTGATTTATACCAACTCTATTTGAAACCACATCCACGTGTAGGGTATTAGTATCAACGGTCAAGTTTGAAGTCACGTAGACATTACCAACGACGTGGAGTTCTGCATCGGGTACGAGGGTATTTATACCAACTTTATCAGCTCCAGAATCTACAAATAGAGTATCCCCATCGACAGTCAAGTCTGCAGAGATACTTGTATTACCAGTGACCACCAAAACATTCGATCCAAACTCATCCACAAAAAGATTTGAACCCACATCTAGGGTGTGTGTGGGACTCGTGTTTATGATACCGACATTTGATTGTGTGAAAATTTGACCATACACATGGACGTTTATATCTTGATTTGTCGCGGGGGTTATGGTATGACCAGTGGCACTCGAGTTTGTATACCCGATCGCAAATTCCTTTTGATTTTCCAAGAACCCCAAAGCAACATTTGAACCTGGTCGAGTCATAATGAAACCGAGATCCAAAGTTGGGTCTCCGACAGCGTTATCTTTACCAATTTCTATGATGGCATCCCTAATGATAGTATTATTTGAGTGTAAAGTTGTGACCAGACCATTAAAAGTCGCATCCCCATCGACGACCAAATTGTTTTGTATATATGTACTCCCCAAAACAGTTAATGTGTTTGAAGCACTTGTATTTACAAATAATTTAGAACCCACCGATAAAGTATCTGTAGGTGTACTATTTGATATACCAACAATCCCCGAAGTTACAAAACTTGTAGTTGCTGCAGGATTAACCGTACCGAATGCATCGGTATATGAATCAAATCGCATTGTATGTGGAGTTGTATTCCCGTTTTTTGTCGCACCGGCAAGATTAAAGTTTAGAATTTCACTTGCGATTGCATTCGAATCTGTAATCTCTTTAGTAACCCTGTTATATGACAAAACCATAACGTTTGCAGCTCCGCCCGGAGTTTGAACAGGGTCTATACGAATGGGTGTCAAATATGTAGTTCCGGGTAGAGGTACCTCTATTTCGACATCACTCGCATTGAACACAATTGTATTTTCTGCCTGGTCATTGGTACAATTTTTACCGAACCTAATTTTGGTAGACCTCTCTACCGTCGGCAAGTTCTTGACCATTTAATATAGAATGCTATTTTAATTTGCATACAGAAGTCCCGCCATTCCATTCTCAACCCGTAATATGTTGTAGTTTACGGCATATATAGGATCGTTGATATTCAGAGACTCACTCATTATCTTGGCTGAACTTAAGCGACTGAAATTCAGTGTACCGGTGGGCTGAAGGGAACTTGTTGAGAGACAGAATGGGTACAAGAAGAAATCGGGGGACGCCACAAAGTTGGTGTGGTAGTAGTGTGACACATCTATGAAGTGGGGTTTCCCGAAACGGTAATTCCCTACGTCGATACCATTTATAGCAAGTTTAATCTTATTTTGGGGTGAGGTGAGGGCACTCGTAGCCGAGGTGTTAGAAGAGGCTAAATACTTAACTGGGTGATTAAACGTCAAATCTTGAATCCTTGTGCCAGATGGAATATTCTTCTGAACTTGGGTGATGAGAAGATCGTGTTTCCGGGAAGCAATGTTCCCCCTCTCTTCGTTATCTAAATAGATGTAGTTGGCAAAGAGTTCGACATTGTTGGTATTCACAGCGGATCCCCAGTAAATACGAACCTCCACATTATGATAGTTTAGAGCCACGAGGGGTATAGAACATTGGGGTCCTTCACAGAAGAAAAAGCGAAGGGGGTAAAAATAGGATCGAGCACTCACACCTGGGTGAGTACCCATTGCACTCCGAGAGAGGTTTTGGGCGAATGTATCCACGGCGACGTTCTCTGTGAATATAGAATCTTGGGTATCGACAACAGAACCCCCAATTAGGAGTTCCACCTTTTCGATAATGTTATCCCACCGCTGACTATCGAGAGCCTGCGAATTGTCATCCATAGTTAAGTACACATAACTGAGAAGGTCACCAGTTCTTTCGAACTGAACACTCGACATAGAATTATTTTTCACACTCCCATGTATCGTTTGTTTTTCGATGGATTGTGAAAAATTAGAATGTCTTTTAAACGTTGAACTAAAAAACGATATCTCGGGTTTCCCCATAATATATTCATCCTGAGCGCCAATGGCTACAAGTTGAGTGATACCAGCTGACATCGTTTACTTTATAAGAAGAAAATTACAAATTGCTTTTCCTACACATAAATCGGAGGACTAAAAAATTTTTATCGGCGGCGGTTGCTCGAGTAATCGTGTTACCGTCCTGGTTACGGATCGTAACCGTGAACCGATCTAAACGGCGAATGGGATCAATGTACTGAGTAAATACGGGATATTCACTTCTGTATTTGATTACTGTCCCAGCATCAGAAACGAGGCTCGCAAAAGAATTCCTAAGAATGCTCATGGAAGCCTGTCCATCGAGAACATTTGAGGTGTGATCAGAAAAATTAGAGTCTAATTCATCAATTGACACGTAGCAATGTTCGGTCGCGCTGGTTGTTCTAATACGTGCACCCAATAATGTAGCCTGTACCACATTTTTTAAGGGTTGCTGGAGATAACAGGTGAAAGTGTTGGCACTCGTACCATCTCCGATAGAATCAATAGTAATAGTATGATATTCGTAGTTGAGATCAGGAACTGAATTTGCAAGTGATGTGACTATCGACATTTATATTTAACTTAGATTAAAGATCCACCGATTCCATCTTCGATGGCATACCCAGCATAGTCGGATACGAGTTGCTGGGCACCACAAACTCCACCAGGGGTGAGACCCTTGGTGTAGGCGCTACCTTCCTTACCCATCCCTGGGGCACACTCAACCTTGTTCTCGAGATCGAACATAGATTTTTCGTTCACAGTCTTGATAACAATTGGTCTGGGCTGATAGTTGCTGACATTCTTGCTCGCACTCAGGGCAAAAATGATTACCATTAGGACGGCGATGGTCATGAGGGCGTTGCGGTTCTGCTGATTAAGCTTGAACATTTATAATAGACTAATATTTTTTATAAACTGCGTTAAAGGTATTTTTTTAGTTTCCAATTAGAGAGTAGATGGACGAAGAAATTGTTATCGATAGGGGATCCCCCAACGTGATGAAACTGGATGCAGATGAACAGGCCCTGATGGATGAGATTGAAATTTCAGCTCCCCGTCCTCAGCGTGTTCAACGACCCACTAGACCAAACAATAGACCACAAGCTCAAGTACAGCAGGAGGCAATGGACGCCTTTGCTAATCCCAGTAAACAATCGGTACCTGTCTATCACGAGGATGACGAGGAGATTGATTACGGTGAGGAGGAGGCAACATTCTTTGATGACGATGATGGCATGAATGGTCCTGAACAAAATGAGGATAAACCCTCAAAGGGGTACACTTCAATTGACGAGGAAAAGGCTGATCTTGTTAATAAACTCGGTCGTTTAGAAAAGAAGGGGTTTGCTGTAAATAAACGTTTAAATGCTTACTCGAATGTCGATGAGTTGCGATCAGAGGTGAAGAGGATTACGTACAGCATAGATGTTGAACAATCGGTCCGGTTTTCCAGACGAATGTTAGTGGCGTGTGTGACCGGTCTTGAATTTTTGAACAAGCGGTACAACCCCTTTGAAGTCCAACTGGAGGGTTGGTCTGAGTCTGTGATGGAGAATGTCGACGATTATGATGGTGTTTTTGAAGAATTGTATGTCAAGTATAGATCTAAGGTCAACATTGCCCCCGAGGTCAAGCTTATTATGATGTTGGGTGGTTCAGCGATGATGTTCCACTTGACCAACAGTATGTTCAAGTCTGTCATGCCCAATATGAACGATGTGATGAAGCAGAACCCCGATCTCGTCAAGAGTATGATGAGCGCTGTTCAGAATACGAATCGTTCCCCCCAAGATCCAGCAGTCGATGCACCCGTAGGTGGCACCGGTCAATATGAGATGAAGGGTCCTGGTATGGATATCTCGAGTCTCATGGGTGGTATTTCGATGCCACCCCCTCCCCCTATGAACACCAACTTGGGTGTCCAGGGTAGCATCGCTGAGGAAGATGATGACGATGTATCGGATATCATTTCCATCTCAGGTGACTCTACCGGTGGCGAGGTTCGACAAGTGAATGTCGAGTCTACTAAAGCTAAAAAAACTAGACGGAAAAAGAAGACGGAAATTAATCTCTAATTACTATATAAATGATAGCCTATTGCCCACTGGAGGATTTGAATCCTCCTGTCAGGCAACAGAAGTTCGTCCCAGAAATTGAAATTGAGGAAGAAAAATCATCAATCGGTTTAGAAGAAACCGAATTGAACTACGTCGTCATGGCTTTTATTGTCGGCGTCATTGCTTTAGCCGTCTCTGATACCATCAGGGCGTAATTATTTGATCTACCGCGAAGTTTCCCTTCGTTGTAAATTTAATAGGTGTGTGTTGCGATGGTGTTGTTACCACCATCACCGTTATTCAAGTTCACAGCTGGTGAGTTACCGATATTATAGGTGAACTTTGTCAGCCCCCCACCAACACCCGATACAACTTCCACAAATATATCGTATGCGTAGTTTCTACCAGTATCCTTTAGAGATGGTTGAATTTGTATAGATCGTTTTCCTGTAGTGACTGTTGGATTCCAAGGGTACAGATTTACACCACTGAACATATTTTTAGTACCTATGGCAATTGGGAGGGATGGTGTGGTTCCATCGTGTGTACCACCCTGTACTTCAAGTATCATGGTACTTACGTTGTTGACATCACTGGTTTCCCTCAATTGAGCGACAATCTTGGCATAAAATGTTTGGGGTCCGAATGTGAGTTGTACATCCTGTCCACTACCCGAAGTAAGTGTAAATTTGCGGGAGTATCGCTTACATGCAACGTGATCAGAGTTTGTGATTATACCACCATTGACGTGAATAGATGTATTCGCATCCGCACCAGATAAACCGATGGCTACTTGGTTACCAAGATCAATCTTACCATCAATTTCAAGATCACCTGTGATTTCAACGTTGCTATTGATAATTACATCCAAAACCGCATCAATAACAACATTACCCGTGACATCCCCATATATATTAGAAACCCCACCAGGTGTTTTGAACTCCAACATGGCGTTCGCCGAGGAATGTTCTAATCGAGCCTTACTGTTATACACTGTGAAACGCTCACTCGGATTTACAGTGCCAATACCCACATT